CCCCATCTGATCCGCTATGGACGTACTGGTCAGCGGCATCCCGGACAGGCCCCCGGCCAGCGGCAGTCCGACCGGGGCCTTGGCCGAGGACAGGTCCGTGTTGGTGGGGGCCTTCGGTGCCAGGTTCGAGCTGAAGGTCCCGAACAGGGTGTTGGGGTCGACCAGGGCGGCTGCCTTCGCCTTGGTCTGCGTCAGGCTGCCGATGAAGCCGTTCAGGAACCCCTCAGCGACGTGCGTGTCCTGCTCCAGCTGACTGACCGGGATCAGGTTGCTCAGGTCCGAGGTGAAACGGGCCAGCAGGGGGAGGCCGGACTCGTTGACGAACGAGAAGAACTGGGTGGTGACCGGGATCAGCTTCTCGCCGATCGAGATGGCCGCCGACTGGACGTTGCTCTCGAAGATCTTGATCTGCGCCGACATGGTCGCCTGCTGCGCGGCCTCGGCGGCAGCCAGGTTGCCCGACGTTGACTGGATCTGCACCAGTTTCTTCTGGAGGGTCGAGTAGTTGTTGACCATCGTCAGGATGGCCGAACTCGACCGACCGCCGCCGAACGCCTTGCTCAGCAGGATGGCCTGCTGGGACAGCGACAGGCCCGACTTGTCCAGGGCCGTCTTCAGCAGGCCGATGGTGCCGACCAGGCCCGCCGGGGAGCGCATCTCGTTGGCCAGCTGGAGGCCCGTCAGGCCGATCGTGGCCAGCTGCTTGGACGCGACGGAGGACGGGGCCGCCAGCAGGGACAGGCTCATCTTGAGCCTGGTGGCCGCGTCGGTGGCCGGGACGCCCTCGTCCGTCATCAGCGCGAGGGACGCGCCGATCTGGGACAGGCTCACGCCGAACGTCTTGGCGGCGGGCAGGATCCCGGTGCCGATGGCGGAGACGAAATCCGTCATCTTCATGTTGCCCGCGCCGATGATGGCGTTGACAGTCCCGGCAGCCATGGCGAAGGTCTGCGCCCCGGCGATGCCCGAACGCCAGGCCCCGGCCAGTGCGTTGGTCGTGGCCTCCAGGTTGCTGCCGCCGACCGCCGCCAGGTCGGACGCCTGCTTCAGGTCGACCATCGCCTGGGTGTTGTCCAGGCCCACGGACTTGAGGTGGTACAGCGCCTCGGCGAGCTGGTCGGGCCCCTGCTGGACGTCCTTCATGCCGAGCACAGCGGTGGTCAGCGTCTTGACGTCCTTGGCGGACCCGCCTGCCTGGGTCTGGATCGTCTTCATGACGTTGTTGAAGGTGTTCGCCATCACCACGGTGGTGGCCGCCGCGGCGCCGAGCGCCAGGACACCGACGGCCGCCCCGGCGGCGACTTTGCCGAACCCGCCCAGGGACTCCTCCGCGGCGGCGGTGTCGGCCGTCATGGTGATGTACCCCATGCCGAGCAGCGTGCCGCGCCCGATGCTAAGCGCCACCCGGGGTCACCCCCATCGCGCTCAGGAAGCTGGACGAGGCCTCTTCCTCATCGGTCCACCAGCCGGGGGCCCGTGGATCGCGGGTACTCTCGCGCTGGTCCTGTACGCGGTCCACGCGCCAGACGTCCACCAGGAGGTCGTTGTCGAGGGCCCGCTGAGCGTCCTGCACGGTCCCTCCCTCCGCCGCCGACTGCCCTTCGTAGAGCGTGTAGTAGACGAGGTTCAGGAACTGGTCGAGGGGGAGTTCGCGGAGATCGATACCCCTCCCTGCGTACTTTCCGTCGAGAAGGTGCCAGACTCCAGGCCTGACTGCCCATCCGGCGAGTTGTCGGATGGCTGCGTAGGGCGCAGCCCGTACTCTCCAAACAGCCACATGGCTATGTCGTTGAGCTGGCCCAGGTCGACCGGCCGGTCGTTGTCGCCCAGCCGCTCATCAAACCGGACGTACGACTCCTTCTGGAGGCAAAGCTGCATGACCTCGCGGCACGCCTCGTATTGGGCCTCGACACCGCCCGCGCTCTGGGCGGACAGGATCGCCGTGTTGACCTTGGTCACATAGCCGATCAGGGTCTTGGCGGCCATGCCCGGATAGGCGTGGAAGGTCTCACCCTCCAGCGTGAAGGAGATGTCATCGCGGGTCCTGCTGAAATCCTTGGTCGGCATGCGTTCACGGTAGAGCTGCGAATTCCATGATCGTTCCCTAGAGGTCGACTTCCTCCATCGCCCTGGTCAGGAACGGGTTGGCCTTGGTCCCCGGGTGGTGTACGACGGGTCCGAAGACCTGGCCGCTCGACACGTTCCTCAGCGGCCAGGAGCCCTTGCTGCGGATGATGTGCGGCCGGGTCCCCTCGTTGACGAACACCGTGGCCGGGTGGGTGCTGCGGATCACCACGGTGGTGCCGAGGATGTTGCCGGTGTAGTCCGAGCTGATGCCCTTGCGCATGCCCTCTGGGGCCAGTTCCTTGGCCCGCTTGGCGACGGCCTGGCCGCGCAGGATCATCCGGCGGCCGACGGCCCCGGTGGGGCTGCGGAGCATCCGGCGGATGGCGATCTGGTCCATCTCGATGCGGATGTGCTCAGCCACGGGGCATCCCCACCAGGAAGCGCAGTTCCGTGCCGACGCAGCCGCCCTCGGGCCCCATGGTGGCCTGCTGGTCGATCACGTAGTCGATGAGGTCGTTGTCGCCCTTCTCCTGGCACAGGAACGCTGCCGAGGTGGTCAGCACAGTCCAGGCGTCCCCGAGGAGAGTCTGAGCAGCCGTCGTCATGGCCTGCTCAGTGGGGTAGATCGTGGTGTTGTTCTGCGGTACCGGGGCGCAGCGGATGATCTGCACCACGTATTCCGCCACCTCCCAGGCTGGCTGGCAGCTGCCGACGACCTCGGTCTGCTGCTCGGGGAAGCGGTCGGAGAGGTAGATCCGGTCGACACTGATGGCCAGCATGCCGCAGTCGCAGGCGTCCCACGGGATCGACCCGGGCACCATGCAGGCCCTCTGGACCGCGACCGGCAGCGCCGCCTGAATCAGGGTCAGCAACGCGGTACCCAGGTCGAAGAACTTGATGGCGCCGGTCTCCGGCGCGGTGGTGGTCACGGTGTTCCCGTGGATCCGCTGAGTACCTCGGCGGCCAGCTTGTCGATCACCGCGTTGCTCAGGCCCTTGCAGGCGGCGGGCTCGGTTCCGGTGACGCCCTGCTCCCCGGCCTTGAGTTCCTGGACCAGTGCCGCCTTGCAGGCGGACTGGCTGGGTGCCGGGCTGCTGCCGCAGGCAGCCAGCAGCGGTAGAACGGCGATGACGAGGAGCAGAGCAGCGCGCTTCATCCGTGCCTCCGGGAGTGGGTGACGGTCCGGGAGGGCCAGTGTCGCAGCCGGGTCCATTTCACGTCCCGGTCCTCCGCACGCGTGGCCGGTCCACGCTGTAGACCCGGGCCCGGCTCTGGAGCATGTTCGGGTTCTCGGAGGCCAGGAACAGGTCGCACAGGTACAGCCCGGTCCGGCCTTCGTTGATGATCGAGTTGATGTCCGGGAAGGTCATCGTCACACCCTGGCGAGCGAGGTTGGTCACCGTGGTCGGCAGGTGGCAGTCCCCGTCGCCGGTGATGGCGGCGATGATCTCGCAGGCGAGCTGGCCGACCGCCAGTTGACCGCTGACCGGGACGGCCAGGCCGTAGTCGGCGGTGACCGACCAGGTGCCCGGCTGGCTGTCGGCCAGCGCCAAGTTGTTGCACCGGGGCCAGTGCCCGCCGTCGGTGCGGACCACGATCCGGTTGTTATCGAGCCGGTAGGCGGAGGAGTCCAGGACCGCCCCGTCCACCAGGATCTGGGTGATGTCGGCGACCTCGGCCGGAAGGTAGAACTCCGGGACGAAGGCACAGGAGCAGCTGTCCCCGCAGGACCCGCAGCCCATGGGGAACCAGTAGGAGAAGTCCCAGGCGGCGGTGGCCAATGGTGCCCCGTAGGAGGCCCAGGGCACCGCGTACGCCCCGCCGTCGCCGGGGCCGCCGTCGTAGTCCTCGCGGCGGCACGGCCGCAGCGTCACCGAGCAGGTGCCGAACCGGCGCCCCGACAGCGACCACAGGATTCGTGTCGCGCTCTGCACGGCGTAGCCGGTCACAGTCGGGGAGGCCGTGGAGACGTCGCACGACCAGTACACGGGCCACGGTGAGCAGGGCCCTGCGTCCAAGGTCATGGCCTGGCTCCTCTCATCACGCCGCCATCAGGGCGAACAGGCTCTGGGTGATCCGACGGGCCAGGTAGGCGTGCCCGGCGTCGTTCGGGTGGACGTTGTCGGTCGCGTTCACGTAGGTCGAGGCGTTCGCGGCGGTGATCCAGGGCCCGCTGGTGAACACCTGGGCCCCGGCGGCGTTGTAGACGTTCCCGGTGATCGGGCTGACGAACGGCAGCCCGGCCGCCAGCGCCGCAGCCTGGAGGGTGCTGTCCGTGGCGGTGACCGAGGGCGCCGCGGTGCCGCTGGGCGACCAGCAGCCGAACACGGTGACCGCCGCGTTCGGGGCCGCCGCCTTCAGGTCGGTGTAGACCTGCGCGGCGGCTGCGGAGATGGCCGGCTGGCTGCCGGTGTTGTCGTTGTAGCCGCCCCAGACGATCAGCCGGTCGAAGGCGTAAGGTGCGATGTCCTGGGCTATGCGCACGTCGAAGACCGCGTACGCGCCCGGCGTGATGTAGCCGGTTCCGCCGCGCGCCTGGTCCCAGACGTCGGTGCAGCCGAGCAGCCGGGCCGCCCGCAGCAGCCAGGTGCCGCTGCCCGCACCGGTGTTGTAGGCGGAGCCGTCGGTGATGGAGTCGCCCAGGACGCCGAGACGGCCGCCGAGCGAGGCGACCTGCCAGGCGGTGCCGGTAGCGCCCAGGAACAGACCGCCGAACGGCATCGACAGGAAATCGAACCGGATCCGGCGCGGCGCGGCCGACCCGAGGTCGAACTTGAGGGTGTACCGGCTGCCCGCGGTCACCGCGCCGGTGGCCTGCATGAGGTCGGTGACCTTGCGCCCGTCGATGGACAGCCGGTACATGGTGGCGCTGCTGATGTACTTGAACAGGATCTCGACCAGCTGCGCGTCGGTGGCGAACTCGACCGACCAGACAGCCTGGCCGGAAGCGTACGTGTTCGGGTACTTGCTCAGCGGCAGGTACATCGTGGTGTCGGGGAACGCCGCCCCGAAGGCGAAGTCGCCGGCACCCAGGTAGGTGAAGGGCCCGGTGTTCGGCGCCATCAAGGCCTGGGCGCCGCTGATCGTACTGGTGGACCCGAGGGTGGTCGTGATGACCGGAGCGGTCCCGGCGTACAGCGAGTCAGCCGTCACCTGGTCGGGCAGGTCACGGCGGCGCCAGGCCGTCGTGCCCACGTACCGGGCGTCCGAGGTGGCCGGATAGTCCACCAGGGAGGTGAGCGACGGGCGCACCTCGCGCAGGAAGGACGTGCCGTTGCCGACCAGCTCCATGCTGCCGTACTGGTGGGTGAGCGAAGGGTTCACCGTGCCGTCGACCGTGCCGACCACGCTGACCGCGTTGGCGGTGCTGTCCATCTTCTTGACGGTCAGCCGGATGCCCGCCGCGGGCGCGGGGAGGACGACGGCCACCGGCTGGGATGCGGCGCTGACCTCCAGCACCTGCCATGCGGACCCGGTGACGGTCGGCGTGCTGGCCGACACCACGGTGGAGACGGGGGTGCCGTCCAGGTTGGCCAGCGCCGCAGCGGGGTTGCCGACGTCGGACAGGTCGTTGGCGGCTGCGAGGTACACCGTGGGGGCAGGCACGTTGAAGGGGTCCTCCGTGTACTGGACCTGGAAGTTGATCGGCACGCTGGTGATCCGGTTGGTGCCGTTGTCGGCCCAGAAGTACGCGGTGTACCGGCCTTGGGTGGAGAACTCCCCGCCGGCCCAGGTGTATGTCACCTGGCCCTCGGGACCGCTGGTGACCTCTGCCGTGCCACTGAAGGGCGGCCCGTCGTGCTCCTGGCAGGTGAACGCGGCGGAGTAGCCCTCGGACAGGTCGATCGGGACCCCGGTGCTGTCCAGGAAGGAATAGACCAGCGGAGGCGGCACGTCGCCCAGTGCGTAGGTGCCCAGAGCAACCGATGCTGTCATGGCTCGTTCCCCGCGATCGTCGTGGACGGCTCCCTGCCCGAGACGGCCGTGACGGGCTCCCGGCCCTGGACTCTGGTCCGTGCCGCTGTGACGGGCCATCTCGACAGGACGCCGAAGGCTGTGCCGGAAACCGCCGCTGCCAGGGCCGTTCCCACGATAGCCGTGCTCGAAGGCGCGCTCGTCCCGACCGCTGAACTGGTGCTCGGGAGCACGGTCACGCCGGACAGCCCCGTGAGAGCGGTGCCCTGCGCCTGCGCCGTCCCGGCCACCGCCACCGAGGCCGACCCCGCGGTGGGCAGGTACGCCGTGCCAGTGGCCGTAGCCGTGGAAGCCGTGGCGCCGGTGGACATCCCAGGGGCGTACGCCGTGCCGGTTGCTGCGGCGGGACCCGGCTGGACAGAAGTCCCCGGCGCGGGCTGCCCGGCAGCCCCGGTCACTGCCGCTGATCCGGCCAAGGCACCCAGCGCGACCGCAGCCGGGTAGGCGGCGCCCAAGACTCCGGCTGTGCCGGCAAGGACACTCGGAGCAGCGGCACCCGGACAGGCCGTGCCGGTCACCGCTGCCGCCGTGGCGAGGGCACCCAGGGCGACCGTGCTCGAGTAGGCCGCACCGGCCGCAGTGGCGGTTCCCGCAGTTCCCGTGGCCGAGACGGAAGCTGCGGCCACCGCCGCGTAGGCCGTGCCGGTGGCCGCAGCCGTCTCCGCCGTGGCCGTGCCGGGGACGGAGGCGCTGCCGGTCGCGGGATAGGCCGTGCCGGTGGCCGCGGCCGATCCAGCGGAGACGGCCAGGGCTGCGGCCACCGGCACGCCGGTCCCGGTTGCACCCGCGGATCCGGCAGGGACGGCCAGGGCAGGGCTCGGCTGCAAGGCGGTACCGGTGGCCGCACCGGTCCCGGCGGAGACGGTCACCGCGGTTCCCGGCGGCCAACCGGTACCGGTGCCGGCCGCCGACCCGGCGGAGACCGCCAGCCCGGCGGCCGGTGCGGAGCCTGTCCCTGTCGCAGCAGCGGACCCCGCGGAGGCCGTCAGTGCCGCAGTGGTGGCCAGGCTCACTCCGACGGCCTGGGCTACCCCCGCGAGCCCGGTGACGGGCGTCGAGGTTCCGGCGGAGACGGTGTAGGCCGTGCCTGTGGCAGGGGCAGATCCGGCGGAGACCTGCACGCCACTGTTCGGCGCCAGGCCCGTGCCGGTGGCCGCCGCAGACACGGCAGAGGCGGCCAGTCCGGTGCTCGGCGCGAGGCCGGTCCCCGTGGCAGCTGCGGATCCGGCGGAGACCGCCAGACCCAGGGGCGAGATCACGATCGCGGCCATGACGGCGTCCGCCAAGGACTGGGACGCGGTGGACGTCCAGGTGGCGCTGCCCACCGGCGCCGCGCCGCTGGTGTCGAAGACGGCGATGCTCGCGTCCGCCGAGCCGGTGTTGCCGGTGGCGGCGCGCGAGGCGGTGCCGACCGGCACGGTCCAGGTGGAGGTGATGGTGGACGCGCGGTCGGCGAAGATCTGGACGACCCAGTCACCCGTCCCGATACTGGTGACCGAGGGAGTGGTGTGCGTGGTCGAGGCCCCGGACTGCGCAACGGCCGCTGAGGCCTCGACCGGCGCGGAGGTCGAGGTCCCCGAGTAGGCGAGGCAGGCCAGGAGCAGTTTGGAGACGGGCGAGATCGTCCAGGTGTAGGAGGACGGCTCGGAGGCGGCGATCCGGTAGAACGCATCGACGGTGCAGTTCACGGCCGTGACCGGGAAGTTGGGGATGCGTGTCCAGCCGGAGGCGACGGTGACCGCCGAACCGGCGGTGTTGAGGACGGCCACCGTCAGCAGCAGGTTCCCGTTGGCGGTGCCCGACGGCACGGCGACAGCCAGGGAGGAGGTGGTGTTGGCAACGGCGACGTCGGCGTTTACCGGGGCGATCGTCACGGCCACCTCCGATCAGGGAACGGATCAGACCGTGAAGGTGAAGATCCCGGATCCGCTGAAGTTCAGGGAGAAGGTCCCTGAGGTGACGGACTGCGCCCCGCCGAAGTAGTTGAAGCAGACGCCCTGCTTGGCCACGGTGCCGCCGGTGATGGCGGAGTCGTAGACCAGGGTCCCGTAGATGTTGGCCATGGTGCAGGTGGCCGAACCAGCGATGTTCGAAGCCGAGTAGGTGACCGTGCCCGCGCTGCCCGCCACAGCGCCGCCGCTCAGGGCGACGCCTCCGGCGACCCACTGGGTACCGTTGGCCACCTCGTTGGCGGTGACCCATTGGCCGGTGTTGTAGCCGCTCAACGCTGCGGCCACGGTCCGGTCCGGCGTGCCGGTGTTGTTGAACAGGGCGGCCTTGACCGTGTCGGCGACCAGGCCGGCGTAGCTGGTCGGCATGCTGGCGGTGTTAGCCAGCATGGGGTTGACCACCCAGGCCTGGAAGATGTTGCTGGAGGACCATCCGGACATCTCAGGCCACCGTCCCTTGTGCCGTCGGCACGTTCACCATCACGTCGTTGCTGCCGTCCGGCCGCTCAGTGACGACGGCCATGACCGGACGCCCCTCGCCGTCGAAATGGACCAGCTCACTGCCCACGTAGTCCTCGCGCTCCACCGCGATGACGCGGCCCAGGAAGCCGTCCAGGACCATCGGCGCGAGCAGCCCTCGCAGGCCGCCGCAGTTGTGGTAGCGGTTCGGCTTCCCGGCCGTCACCGCGGTCGTGGTGCAGTTCGGGCAGGTCCAGTGCTGCTCCGGAGGCTGGAGGATCACGGCACTCACTGCGGCCCCCTACAGGTAGAGCGGGTTGCAGGCGGGCGCGGGCGGCGCGACCGAGGTGATGCTCCAGTACCAGTGGTCGGCGGCCTGGGCGGCGAAGCCCGGCGGCAGGTAACTGGTACTGCTCTGGTTCGAGGGCTTGCCCCAGCCCACCGTGGGTGCCAGGGACACCGCCCGGGTCTCCGCCGTGATCGTCAGCGTCGACTTGTCGTTCAAGATCGTGTAGGCCCCGAGCTGGGCGGCGCCGACGTTGGGCCACGCGTTGTAGATGTACTGCTGGGCGCCGTTGATGTCGCAGGAGTACTGGCCGGCGATCCTCTGCCAGACCTCCAGGGACCAGCGGTTGGTCATCTGGCCCTCCTGCCCGGCGAAGCCGTAGCCGGTGGCACCGTTGCTGGAGGTCAGCTCGCGCATGGAGGCCATCCAGGAGGCACCGGTCTGGTTCGTCTCGCAGAAGTCCATGACCAGCTCGTAGCGCTTGAGGACCGCGTCGTCTATCTGGTTGACGCAGGGCGTGCCGTCGGCGGTGACCTCGAAGAACTCGACCCCGGCCTGGTACTGCGGGGTCATCGCCACCTGGACGAAGCCCTTGGAGGTGATCACGTTCCCGCCGGTGCCCGTGATCGGGTTGCCGCAGGTATCGAGCGCGATCATTCGGTAGACGGTGCCCTTGATCGGGACTACACAGCTAGCTGTGGCTGACATCTTCACCCCTCACGTGGGCACGCCGAGTTCTATCTGAGCCGCCAGGTGGCAGCACTCGAAACCGATTGCATACGTACGAAAAGCCTGGGCCTTGACGGTGTTCTTGGCCCGGTCGAAGGTCTCCGGCATGTGGCGGACGGTCACATCCGACCGGTAGCCGAAGACTGCGCCGGTGGCGTAGAGCCACGCGTACCCGGCGGCCGGGGCGGCTCCGGCCGGGGAGGTCCCCGGGTAGCCGCCGCCGACGACGACCTTGTTCCCGGCGGCGGTGTACAGCATCCCGTCGTCCTTGCTGATCATCACTAGCTGCCAGGCCCTCAGCGTGGACAGGGCCAGGCGCGGGACATGGATGACGCCTTGGCCGCCGTAGCAGGAAGCAAGAGCGGTCTCCAGCTGGCCCATCGCTGTGGCCGCGTCCACCCCGGTCCCGGTGACGACCGGGCTGGCGGCGGTCTGGATCAGGATCCCGTTGGCGTCGTCCAGCACGGTGTTGGAGGACAGGTGCGGCCACACGGTCGCCTGTCCCCCGGACACGCCGGTCCAGAACGCCTGCTCGACCGTGAACGGCTCCATGCGGGCCAGGTTGGTCTCCGCCAGCGCCCGGGCCCCGAGCGAGTCCAGGCCGACCGGCGAGGCGTCGAACTCCGCGTAGATCGTGAACGGCGTCGCACCTCGGACAGTCTGGGTGACGTCGCTGGCGACCAGCGGCGGAGCAGAGGGCGCCCCGCCGGTGCCGGTGACCGCTATGCAGTCGTCATAGGTGGTCGACCCGATGGGGGACGGGCAGATGTCCACCCAGGTGATGCCGTTCTGCCAGTGCGGGTCGGTCGCGGTCCGCTGCTGGATGGTGTCCCACAGCCCGAACGGAAGCGTGGTGAAGTCCGGGCCGTCGACTATCTGCCTTGCTCCGGCCATGGCTCACTCCTCCCGCTCGGACTGTGGACTGACAGCGGATCAGAGGTTGGGCTGGCCGCCGGTAGCGAGGCTGGCGACGCCCTGGCCGCTGACCATGAAGGTCAGCGTGTAGAGGCGGGACTCGTGGCCGACCTTGGCCACCAGGTGCGCCTCTTCTGCCCAGGCCGCGGTGAAGTCGTTCTCCGCGTTGAGGATGGAGTCCCGGATCACGCCGAGGTCCAGGCTCAGACCCGTGCCGTGCAGGAACGTCCCGGCGGCGTACATCATGAACTGCACCGTGGTCGGCCACGCGGTCATCTGGGCTGCGGCCTGCCCGAACTGGCTGGCACCGCGCACCTGCCAGTCGCTGACGAACTGGACGGCCACGCCGCGGGTGGCGAACATGGCGATGATCGCCGAGTCCGGGACCGACAGGGTGGAGTCGTCGCCGTAGGTGCGCCAGGTCAGGTCGGCCCGGATCGCAGCCAGCACCCACGTGGGGAGCACAACCTCCAGGACGGCAGTGTCGCTCATGCCGAACCGGTTGCGGTAGTCGACCGCAGCCAGCTCGATGCCGTTCATGACGCCCTGGAAGGCGGGGACGGTAGCGCTGGCCGGAAGGGCTGCGGTGACGGTGGACGCGGCGGACATCAGCGAGATGAGCCTGGCGTTGATGACGTGAGCGTAGGCGTTGCGCAGCAGCCGCAGGAAGTTCTGCGCGGCCTCGGGGTACGCGCTGTCGGTCAGGTTGCCCGCGGTGAGCGTGATGCCGTAGACCTCAAGGCGCGAGTTGCTGAAGCTGGCGCAGGGTACCCGCAGGGTCGGCTTGTTGATCGAGCCGGTGACGGTGTTGATGTCGTCGGTCTCGCTCCACAGCCACGGGTCGCTCGTGTTGGCGAAGGTGGCCGCGAAACCGCCCATGCCGGTCGCCGGGTTGCTCCCGCCTGCGGTGAAGAACACGTCCTTGATGGACGGGCTGGTCGGGAATTGGATGCCGCCACGGCTGATCCCGACGGTCGGCAGGTCGATGATCCCGCTCGGCACGTCGGAGATGTTGAACAGGTCGTAGTAGATCTCGCTGGGCGCGCACCATCCGCCGCCGGCAAGGAGTGCCTGCTGCTTGTCGCCGCCGGTCAGCTCCCGGACCAGGCGGTCGATCTGCGCCGGGCCCGTGCGCTCGTCCACCGTGTGGGTGAACTGGTTCTGGATCGAGGCGACGGGGTAGCGCGCGGCGCCCTGGCCCTGGGCCGTGGTCGGGATGTTGCTGGCCCGCTGGATGAACGCGTCAGCCATCGCCTCCATCGAGACGACCACGCCGCCGGAGGCCACGCCGCGCTTCGGAATATCCACCGAGGCAGTGATCACCTTGAGGTTCGCCTTGGCCGGGGCGACGCCCGGGTCCGGCGCGAACTGCCTCGAGGCGCTGAGGCTGGCGGCCTGGCGGACCACGTCCGCCGGGCTGTTGCCGCCGCGTCCGCTGCCCATCGCGGCGACCAGGCCCTGGGTGACACCGCGGGCTGCCGCAGCAGCGACGGCCTCCAGGTCGCCGGTGGTCTGCGATGCGGCTGCCGGATCGGCCGGCCCGTGGACCCGCTCGCTCAGCTTGGCCATCGCCTGCGCGGCGGTGTCCTTGGCCGCGGTGGCCTTCAGTTCGGCACGCACGTCGCGGACGCGCAGCTCCTCGTTGATCCGGTCCAGGTCGTCGGCCACCGAAGTGGCCTGCTGGAGGATCTCCGGGGTCAGGTCGTCCTGGCCGTGGACCCGCTCGAACGCGGCGACAGCCTGGTCCCGCAGGGCGGCCAGTTCGGCGTCACCCATGAGGGTGAGTTCGAGAGGGCAGGAAAAGACTTCGTCTCCCGACACAACAGCCTCCAAGGCGGGCGGGGTGGCATCTGCCCGAACCGTACGCCCGACCTTGGAAATAGCAAGGAGAAGCTTTTCACTTCACCGAATCGGTGAAATTAAAGCGCTGCGACCTCAGAATTGTCGGATGTCTCTTGGGGGTCCCCCGCTGCCTCCGGGCCTGCCGCCTGCTGGATCGGCGCTGGTGCCTGGACGGGCGGTGTCTGGTACGGCGGGGGCAGCTGGTTGCCGCAGTTGCACATCGTGTCCTCCTAGACCGTGCGCTCGGTGAAGCGGAAGATCCGGGTGCCGAACTGCCACCAGGACGCCTTCCGCCGGGTGTTGCTGGCCACATCGAAGTACTCGGTGCGGTAGTAACCGATCATGCGTCCGCCTTCACTCGTTTGGCCAGCATCTCCAGGACCCGGCGCATCGCCATCTGGTCCAGGTCGTGCTCGCTGGGTCCAGCCACGCCCGGCGCCACGGTGGGCTGACCTGCGGCGACCAGCGCCACCTGGGCCCCGGCGGAGACCCGGGCGCGCATACGCGGCACCGGGAACCCCGGCACGTTGACGGCCAGCAGGCCGACCAGGCGCAGCTTGCCGCCGATGCGCCGCCAGTCGCCGGACACCTGGCCCGCCGCACGCAGTGCCGCCACCTTCCCCGCGTCCGCGTCAGCCCGGATCGAGCCGGCGACCCAGATGCCGTGGACGTCGTTGCCCACGACCACGTCGGCCACTGCCCATCCGGTGTGGTCGTAGTGCTCCTTGGCCGCCTGGGCCCCGACGTTGAGGCTGGCGTGGCCGGTGCCGACGGTGATCTGGCCGACGGAGGCGGTAGTGCCGTCGTCCAGGCCGACCTCCCCGGTCATGTAGTAGGCGTGGTAGTCCTCGCGCGGCGGCTGGACGCACTGCCCGGTCTGGCCGATGTGGCAGGTCCCCCACTGCGCGGCGTGGCCGTAGATCCGGCCGGAGTCGGACACGGTGATCGGGGTGGGCACCGACAACCCCGGGTCGGCGAACCACTCGGCGGGCGGAGTGTAGACGCCGAGGGAGGCGGTGACCGCCCCGGTCTCGTCAGGCTCCTCGACCTGGGCGGCCTCCCACTCGGCCGGGTCCATCGCGCCGCCGGCCACCACAGCGCCGGTGTCGGCGTCGGTGAGCTGGATGTACGCGTCCTTGAACGCGGGTATGTCGCACAGGGTCGCCGCGCGGATCTGGCCGCCGTGGAAGATGACCTTCTCCGGCTGGGCGAAGAGCATGGCGAAGATGTCCTCTTCGTCGTCGCCCTCGTTGTTCCGCTCGGGCCAGACCATCTCGATATCGGCATCGCCGATCGAGTCGGCGTCGATGCTGACTCCGCGGACGAAACGGCCCGCGATCTTGTCGCGCGCGGCCACGCCGTTCGGGTCGGAGAGGTCGAGGACGCCGGTGGCCTGGATCTGGTTGCCGACCCGCTGGATCGTGTCGATCCGGCCGACGTTGACCGCTACCGTCCTCGGCTCCCCGCCGTGGGAGTCCTGGATGTTCCAGCGCAACGGGATCGGCGGGTCCTGCCAGGTCAGCGCGTCCGGCGCGAACTCGCGGCCGTCGCCGGTGGTCACGCCCTCCACCGCGAGGACACCCGACCACGGCGCGGTCGGACCGCCGGGCGCGATGACCGGAGCAGGCTGGATCGCCGGGGCTCCGGTGGCTGCTGCGGCCTTGAGGTTGTCCGGCACCGGCTCCTTGATGGCGTTGTAGTGCGCCACCAGGTGGGACTTCGCCGCCGCGACGGCCGCCGGGCTGTGCCCGGTCAGGCTGCTAAACCGGCCTGCTGCCGCGGCCAGTCCGGCGCGGTTCAGCTCGCCGTCCGGGTCGTGGTGCGGCAGGAAGCACTCCTCCTCGGGAGTCCCGTTGCCGGGGTCGCAGGCGGCCGACGCCGTCTTGTACTGCACGGGGGTGAAGTTCGAGGGACTGCCGTCCCAGGGTGCGTCGCTGACGGTGTTGCTGGAGCCGAAGTGCGCAGCGTCGTCCGGGCACTCGGCGCAGGGCGCACCGCCGCTGTCGGACATGCCGCTGGGGGCGGTGCTCCCGTCCGGCTTGTTCTTGCTCAGCCGCTTGTCCTTGGCGGTCCCCTTGTTCGGCTTGCCGCCGAGCTCTTCCTCAACAACGGTGGTCACGGGCGTACCCTCCTCGGCGGATGCCAGCATCCCCTGGTCCCAGACAGCGTAGATCGTGCCCCGGCAGTTACCGCCCCCTAGGCAGTCGGCATAGCCGCCGCCCGGGTAGGCGTCCTCGGCGTCGTCCAGCGAATTGAACGCCTTTCCGTCGACTGATTGACAGGGCTGACATGTCCGGTCGTCCAGAATCTCGGTGGCGTAGTAAGTGGCTGGAGGCGCGGCTTCCAGCACGGCGATGCGTCCGGCGTTCTGGGCAGCCGACATGGCCTCGCCCAGCCACTGCTTGTCGAAAGCGTCGGACAGGCCCTGTAGTGCCAACTCCACCTCGGACGCGAGCCTGATCCCGGAGAGGACGCTGAACAGGCCCATCGCGCGGTGCTTCGCGGCCTGCACCAGCCGGTTGCCCATGGTGTCGGCGGCGATGGACGCCACCTGGCGCAGCAGGTCGAGACCGGCCAGCGCAGCGACCCGGCCCGGTTCCAGACTCCAAGGCGGGACGTGGACGCCCTGCTGCTCGGCCTCCTGCTGCTGCGCCACCCCGGCGGCCTGCGCAGTAGTGCGCATCCGGCCGTACAGGGTGTCGGCGGCCGTGTCCGTGGTGATGGACAGCGTGGACAGGGCATCAGTGCCGCCGGCCAGGATCTGGTCCTTGATCTGGGTGCGCCAGTCGGCGGTGACCGCCTGCCAGTCCGTCAGGGCCCCGTTCACGGCCTGCTGCCAGCTGCGCTGGTGTGCCGCGAAGTCGACGCGTGCGGCCAGCTCGGTGGCGTTCGGCAGGCGGCGGAACTCGTCCGGGCGCTTCGCCCGCTTCGGCTTAGCGGCGGCGGTGATCGCGGTGCCGGTCGCGGCCAGGCTCGCGGTCAGCGGGATGTCCGTGTCCTCGTTTCCGAAGCTGACGCGGATCCGGTCGAACGTCACCGGGCCGAGTTTCGCCTCCAGCGTGGAAGCCAGGCTCAGGTCGTCGGTGTAGGCAGCGCAGATGTGCGCCACCCACGGACTGTGCTGGTCCGGCAGCGGAACCGGATCGCCGCCGCGCTGCTGGTGGAGCATCAGCGCGTCCTGGACCGCCATGGCCGCCAGCTGGTGGAAGTCGTCCAACGGGCAGTCCGCAGCGTCGGCGTCCGGGTTGTCGCCGACGTTCCAGACCCAGGACGCGCCCGGGCTGTCGCCGTTCCAGTGTCCGATGCCGAAGACCTTGGTGGTGACTTGGTCCTGGTCGCCGGGGTACTGGTGCAGGGCGGCGATGATGTTCTGCTGCACTTCGGGCGGGAACGCCGAGGCGTCACCGCCGAGGAACATCAGCGTGCAGTGCAGCTCAGCCGCCACCTCGCCGCCCTTGACCGCGAGCCGCTTGGCATCGGCTGGAGTCGGCATCAGTGCGATCATGGCCCCGGAATGGGCGTCCGCGCCGGCGTCGGACGCCAGCATCCGGCGGCCGTGGGCGGACTGTACGTGGTGGCCGCGCTGATGGAGCTGCTCGACCACCGGCTGGCCGTCCCGGGTGCCGATACGCAATCGGGACGGTGTTCCCTCAGACATGAGCGCGGCCGTTCACCCGGCTGTGCGGAGTGACCAGGGTGGACTCCATGGCCGTCGTGTCCAGATACGGCGACAGGCCGTCCAGGCGCACGCGGCCGAAGGCGTCCAGGTGGCACAGGTAGGTGCCGGGCGTTCCGGGGATCGCCGCCGGGGCGTCCTGCATCACCGCCTCGGTGAAGGGGCACGAATAGGAGTGGTCCCGGCAGACATCGGGGTGCCGCAGGTCCCAGCGTCCGTCCAGCCGGAACAGCACCGCGTGCTGGACCTTCCCCTGCCGCACCCGCCGCGCCAACTCCGGGTTGACCGCCGCCGCTTGGGTCGGCGGCCCTGCGGCGGGAGCCGGGGCAGCGGGCACCGTCGGTCCGGCGGGCGGCGTGTGCTCGTCCGGCTCGCCGGTCTGGCCGGGGGCCGGGATGACGCCCTGGATCTCCTGCGCCGCGCCCGGGCCGGAGGTGGCCGGGGTGACCAGCTCGGTGCCGGTCAGGACGTCCAGCGCACCGGGGGCCGCGCCGTGCGCGAGCCGGATCAGGGATTTGAGGCCCTGGTCCCGCAGATCCTGCGGAGTCGGTGCGTCGTCCTCGCTCATACCGATCTCGCGCCGGTACGCCTGCCCGCTCAATTCCAGCCGGTCGTAGGCGTTCTGAGCGTTGATGCTCTTGTCCGGACGGAGTGTCAGCTCGGACAGGTCGTACCAGACGACGATGCTGGGGTCGGTCACGCCAGCGGCTGCCAGCAGGGGCTGGAGGTAGCCTGTGGTCAGTGCGGCGCAGATGATCTCAGCCAGCGGAGCTATGTGGACCTTGAGTCCGGACTCCTCGACGGCCCACGCCGACCAGTGGTTACTGTCGCCCAGGCCGAGCATGACGTCCGAGGGGATGTCGAGCTGGGTGGCCACGCGGCGTATCGCCTGATCCCGCTTGTTGATCACCTGGTCGTCTATCTTGAGGGTGAAATCCAAGTGCTGGACGTCCTTGACCCACTCCGCCGGTACCCGCAGCGGGATCGGGATCACAGCGGATGCGGTTCCCGGCGTCTTGATCGCCTCGGCGGCGACCGTGATCCACTCCTCCATGAAGGGGTCTTCGGCGTCGGCGAACTCCTCGCGCGCCGGGAAGGACACCTCCTCCGGCAGGATCAGTACTCCCGCTGAGGCGAGGCGGCTCAGGTACTGTGCCGTGATGTGCCGGTTGACCAGCTCCAGCTCCCGCATGGCGGTCAGCGCGGACCGGGCTGGGCTGGTGGCTAGGTGGTAGAAGCGGTCGTGTGGACGCCACACCCGGATCGGGACCATGGAGTCCTCGGCCAGGGGCCGCCAGACCGTCCCCAGGTTCGGGTTGTTCTCGTCGGTGACCTCGTAGCCAGTCCGCCCGGTCACCGCGCCCACCGCGCGGACCTCGTCCACCGCGCGCACCTGCCAACGGTAGAGGCCGTTGACCTTCTCGCCGATCAGGTACCCCTCGCCGGGGACCGAGAGCTGGACCGTGAGCCGCTTCATGATCTCGGACCGGCCGCCGATGCCGTTGCCGAGCTGCTGGATCAGGTCGGCGGCCGGTCCGGTGTCCAGGACGGTGGGCTCGTCGTTGCCGGGCTCCATCTGGCCCGCCCGGAGCCGTACCCGGGACAGCATGTTGGCCAGCCAGCTCACCCCGTAGTTGAACTCCCCCAGGGTGTCGAAGTACCCCCACACCTCGTTCTGCCAGCGGTCGGTGTGGCGCATGAACTGGGCGGAAGGCCCGGCGGCCGGGACGGCGGCGGCGGTGACCGCGGACGGTTCGGCTGCGGCGGTCAGAGACGCGGGCTCAAGCCCGGCCTCGTCGGGCAGCATCCGCCGGTACCCGACGTTGTGGTACCAGGCCATAGCACTGTCCTCCCGCCGGTCCGGTTGGGCCCAAGGTACCGCCGGTTCCGGGGGCGATCGTCCCGGGCGCGATAGCGGCACCGCAGTCCCGGTCCGGCGCTGCGCTTGCCCGGGTACTGGGCGATCCACCAGACTCAGGGCAGTGCCCTTCCTGCACTGGCTCGGAATCGGGATGACAGGGCGGGACCACCGTGTTGGCGCACGGCCCGCCGGGAGCCGGCACCCCTGCAAGGGTGCCGGCTCTTTCCGTAGGCGTCGCTCTCGATAATCTGCCTTATCGAGAGCCAGAATCAGCGTGTTTCTGCGATTCGATCAATCAGACCTGAGACAATCAGGTCATGACACCAGGCGAACTGACCCTCTTCGGATCATCAGATCACGCGCAGGCCCTGGCAGACCGGGCTCTGTCCGACCGGACGCGCGACCGCCTGGAGCGGTCGGTGCCGGAGAACACCCGGCGAGCCTACGCCCGGCAGTGGACCCAGTTCGCGAACTGGTGCGCGGCGCAGGGCCGTACCGACCTCCCGGCCACCGGGCACACCCTGGCCGAGTACACCGGCCACCTCGCCGACCTCGACCGGGCGCCCGCGACGATCGAGCAGGCGATCGCCGCCGTCCGCACCGCGCACCGCACCGCCGGGTACCGCCAGCAGCCGGACACCTGTGACGCCCTGGCCGTCCTCAAGGTCCACAAACAGGACCGGGCGGAAGCCGGCAAGCGGAAGCGGAAGGCGCCCCCGGTCACCCTGGAGCCGCTGCGCGCCATGGTCGAAACTACCGACCCGGGCACCCTCGCCGGGAAGCGGGACCGCGCGCTGCTCGTCCTCGGCTTCGCCATGATGGCCCGCCGCTCCGAGCTGGCCGTTCTGCGCATCGCCGACATCAGGTTCACCGATGACGGGCTCACCGTCACCGTGCGGGCCAGCAAGACCGACCAGGACGCCGAAGGCGTCGAGGTCAACATCCCGGCCGGCGTTCACCCCGACACCGACCCCGTCCGGGTGGTCCGGGCGTGGCTGGCCGCCCTGGCCGGACTCGGGGTGACCGGGGGATCGCTGCTGCGCAGCGTCGACCGCTGGGGACGGCTCGGTGCGAGCATGACCGGCGAGGCCGTCAACGAGGCAGTACAGCGGCGGGCCGCTACGGCGGGTCTGGAGGACGCCGGGGCCTACAGCGCCCACGGCCTGCGGGCGGGCGGGCCCACCGAGGCCGCCCGGGCCGGGCACCCGGTCAGCTTTATCGCCGAGCACGGCCGCTGGTCCAAATCGTCGCCGGTGGTGTACGAGTACGTCCGCGCGGTAGACAAGTGGCGGGACAACCCGATGCGCGGGATCGGTCTCTGACTGTCAGCTCCTCCTGACATCCTGAACCCGTTCTTCGAACCGCATGAAGTGGAGACAGACCTGATGGACGACGAACCGCGCGGTGCCCGTACCCACGCCATCCCATTGCCGCAGGCCCGGCAGGTCAAACGGGCGATCAACTCCCTGGACCTCGGCCTGGAGGTGCGCAGGCCGCCCGGCACGGTCCACCCGATGGGTGATCGCGGCGAAGCGGCGCAGTACCTCGGGATGCTGAAAGCCGTCGTGGCCCAGATGGAGTACGGCCTGCGGGGCGGCCCGCTCCAGAACGACGTGCAGAAGGGCTGGTTCCAGGGTTTCGACCGGGAGACGCCGCCCATCCTGGCGAACATCGCCTCGCAGGTACGGGAGTTGTCCGCGTTCGCCCGACAGGGCATCCTCCAGGTCCCGCACGCCTCGCAGCAGATGGGCGTCGCCGCTGCGGCTCTTCTGGCTGCGGCTCACGCGTTCGCCGCTGCCGCCGAGATCGCGGTGGGCCTCGACTCACCGAACTTCGATGAGAACAAGGTGGTCAGGCAATCCGAGCAGATGTACGAGGCGTTCAGTGTGCTCGCCGAGTACGTGGCCCAGAAGATGGACGGCCTCTGACCGGGGCTATTCCCGGGTGCCGACAGACTGCAACGCCGCGCGGTGCGCGTCCTGGACGTCCCGCGCGGTGAGCCTGTCGTCCGGGTGGTGCTTGCGGCAGACCGTATGGCCGCCGGCTGTGGTGTGGCGGCCGAGCCGCCAGCAGCCGTGGACCTCGCAGTTGTGCTTGCGCAGGACCATCAGCAGACCGCCGATGATGGTGATCTCGCCGAGGTCCGAGCCGATACCGGACCAGAACGAGTAGGCGTGCCCGGCGGCATTGGTGATGCCGAACCAGATCAGGAGTCCGTGCACGTCAGCCTCCCGGGAGGATCAGGCCGTTCATCTTGGCCACCTCGGCGCGGATCTGGTCGGCCCAGCGCAGGGCGTCGTCCTTGGCCAGCAGCACCGAGACGGTGGTGTTGGGGACGCGCACCGCCAGGGCCAGCCGCTGGCCGCCGAGGGTCGGCACCACCTCGGTCACCAAGAAGGCGGGCACCTCGCCGACGAAGGGGTGGTCCAGGTCGCGCCAGGATCCCGGCTGGGCCCCGGTCACGAGCGGAGGAGTTGTCATCGGCCACCGTCCACGTAGAGACCGACCGGGTATCGGACATGCGTCGAGTCGTACCGCTTGTTGGCGTCGGACATCCGCTGGATCTGGAAGTCGACCGGCAGTCCGGTTCGCTGCCTGCCCAGTTCGGACAGGGCCGCGCACATCAGCGACCACATCGGATTCGTTCGAGACGGCTTGACCAGCTTCGGGAACAGCGCGTCGAACTGGGCGTCCGGCAGAATCAGCCGAAGGTCGACGTCTCGCCACGTCGTGCTAGTGGCTGACGAGCCAACGAGCATCGGGAACGAGTCGAAGGCGTCGTTGACCTCGCGACCGAACGCGTCCAGATGAAGTGACGCGGGCATTCCGACGCCGATGGGGCCGACACCTCGGCTCGGGCTGCGGCGTTCGGTACCTGTCACTTCGCCAGCACCGCCTGGAAGAGGCCGACCTGCTCGTGCCGTTCGATCTGCCAGCCCGCCCGGCGCAGCAGCGCAGCGTAGCCGTCCATGTCCCAGGCCCAGGCGTGCTCGGGGCAGTGGTTGCCGGGCCCCTCGTTCCACGGGCTGGAGCACACCAAGCGCTTCGACCCGGCACGCACCCAGCGCAGGACGTCCTCCGGGTCGGCAACGTGCTCCAGCACCTCGGTCATGACCGAGACCTCCCCTAGAGCCGCCTCGGACCGGCCTGCACCGAAGACGTCCAGGAGTTCGGCGTCCACCCCGCGCTCCCGCCAGCCGGCTTCGTTGGACGGCTGGAAGTCGTAGCCCCAGTGCAGTTGATCCGGCATCCCTTTGAGCAGGGAGAGAAGTCCGCCGTCTCCGCATCCCAGATCGGAGACGGTGACCCAGCCGTCCTGGCCCTCAGGGCGCGAGATGTCAGCGTGCAACTCGTAGACCGCCTGCCGGACGAACCCGGCGGCCGTCTCCAGCCGTGGCCGGTGGTGGTCCTGCTCCAGGTGCGGGGCCCGCTCGCGGTCGGCGTGGAACTGGGCGGTGGAGACGTGCGGCACCTCTTCGGTGAACAGCCGGTGCTCGGTCACGCGACCCACTTCCCGATGATGGCGAGGATCTCGGCAGGGTCCACCAGATCAGCAGTCGTCCAGTTCCCGTCATCATCCGGCACCTGGTGCTCCCGGCACAGTCCGATCACCTGATTCAATGCCCCGGCCAGACCAGACTGTCCTGCTACCGCCGTGGGCCCTGCTCGCTCCGTCATGGCGCGGCGTCCTTCGTCTTGTCGGGCCTGCCACCAGGACAAGTCGTACCGCCTTCGGCGGTCTGGCGGTTGTGCGCCGTGATCCGGGCCTCGCGCGGCCCGAGGGTCCGCACATCACCGCAGACTGGGCAGTAGAACCGGCGCAGGATCCCGCGCGGTCGGCGCGCGTAGGTCTGGGTCACAGCGACCGCCCGGTCTTCAGGTCGACCGGGTCCAGAACGGTCCTCAGTCGGTAGAGGTCGCCCGGCGTGGCGTAGCCCGGCCAGCGGCCGTCGGCGAAGAGGTGCCAGCCGCCGTCGGCCGCCGCGCGGTCGGCCAGCTGGGAGCAGATCATGTGGCCTGTATCGCCGATGTACTCCCGTAGCCCCGGTGCCGGGAGGTGCAGCCGGTGTGCGGCGATCGCGGCGTAGTCGAGGAACGAGTACGGCACGCCGAGGTACGCCTCTGCTGCTGCGGCCACGGCCGACCCGTACTGGACCGGGCAGTGCAGCCAGGCCACCGTGTTCGAGGCGTACTCGGCCAGGGCCGCCTTGCGCGCGCCGCTGGGTTCGGCTTCCACGATCCAGCCGTTCCCGGTGTAGACGAACGCGTGTTCGTAGTTCACAAAACCGTCACCGTCGAGCCACTGAGCAGCCCTGATGCCCAGGCCCACGCCACTCTGGATCTGAGTCAGCCCGATGTCCCCCGGACTCGGCGTGTAGAGGTCGACCACGGTGCGCTCCCAGTCTCAGATGTTGTCGCCGTCGGCGACGTAGACGAACCGCAGGGACGAGGCATCGGCCCCGTCAGTCACCAGGAAGGTGGCGGCCGTCCTGTTGTTCTTCCTGGTGCAGCCCTCGTACAGAGCGAGCTGCCGGACCAGCGGTGCCGTGGCGTGGTAGGCGTGCTTTCCGGTCAGGTCGCAGTTCCGGTAGGCCACCATGCCCGGGTTGGTGTAGTCCGAGGTGACCAGGGCACTGCTGAACGGCTCGAAGCCGAGCGCGGTGTCCGAGCAGCCGTCGAAGACGACCTGGCCGTTCCACAGGGAGGTGATGACCCGGTGGGTGGCGTTGCGCAGCTCGAACCGGACGTCCCGGACGGCCAGCTTCTGGACGGAGTCGGCATGGCCCGCTACCGGGAAGTCGAAGAACTGGCTGATTCCGCCGTCGGCCCGGGTGCCCTCCAGGATGTAGCTGCCGCCCTGGCACTTCACGAAGCCGCCGCGGTCCATCCGGATGAAAGTGCCCGAATTGAACTCGATCTTGCAGTCGTTGAACCAGTAGTTGAGGAACTGGTCCTGCTGGCTGATCGCAGGCTGCATGCCGCCGTAGAGGAAGGCGATGCCGTAGTCCCCGCCGACCTGGCAGTTGTTCCAGCCGAACTCCGAGTTGAGGTTGTTGCCGTCCAGGCCGATGCCGTAGTTCCAGGTGCCGCGCCACTCGACGTTGTCGAAGCCCCAGTCCTGGGCCCCGGTGCTGGCGTAGCTGTAGAGGAACTCCGCACCGGAGGCCGCGCCCCGGAAGGAGCAGTCCCTGATCCGGACACCCATCCAGCGGTCCTGGTTGACGAACAGTGGACCGGGGCCGGTCTTGACGATCTCGCTGGTCCGCTTGCCGAGGCCGGTGATGGTCAGGCCCTCGGCCCGGCCCGGCTTGGCGACCATGATGGTGCCGGACACCGGGTAGGACGCACCGGACAGCAGGACCACGGCCGTGCACACCGGTACGCTGCCGCCCTCGTCGGAGGCGAGGGACCCCTCCAGGTCGTCCATCAGAGCGGTGAAGGCGGCGGTCCAGTCGACCGGATCCTGCCCGCCCGCCACGTAGTCCTCAGGGCGAAGCACCAGGGCCTGGCGGCCCAGCAGGGTCTGGACGGTCGACGTCAGTGCGGCGAAGTCGGCTTCGGTCGGTACGGATACGGCGCTCATGACCAAGTCCTGGAGGCGAGTAGGGCGGCGGCGGCCCACACAGCGGGGGCGACCAGCCAGGGATCGGGGATGCCGGTGGTCAGCGCGACCGCGGCGGTGAGTGCCCCGGCCAGCCACCCCGAGCAGCACCAGGGGCAGCTGACCAGTTCGGCCAGCCAGTGGGGAGACCAGTCCGCCCGGTTGACGTAGCGGTTCTCTACGCCGTCGACCGCCTGGTGGACGAACGGCTCCCCGTCTCCGGCCGTTCTCCGGAGCAGCGCCCACTCTGGTTCAGTCAGTGGCCGCCAGCCGCCTGCAAGGCGGTCGCGCACCCACAGCACCGGCGGGAAATCGTCCTTCGTGACGATCCGCGCGGCCCGGTAGGTGGTAAGCGCCATCAGGACCAGGAGGAGTGGCAGGCTCATACGGCTTCCCTCAGACCGGGGCACTGAGCGGCCAGTTCGCCGTCCGCCCAGGAGTGCTGCGCGTGGACCTCTTCGGCGTACCAGCGGGGACAGGGCAGCGCCAGCATGTCGCTGCTCCGGCGCTGGGAACGCATGTGCTGGTTCAGAGGCCATCCCTCGGAGTCCAGGTGCGCGCCGCGGTTCCGGTTGAAGTCGGCCAGGGCCTGCTCCGGATCGACCGCACTTCCGGCAGCGCAGGCAGGAGGCTCGGCACTACGCCCTGCGTACTTCTCCTGGATGTGGCGGAGCCCCCGCTGGAGGGCGCTCACGCCTGGACGGCTGGTGCCGGTGCAGGCGTGCGCTTCACCAGGGTCACCGGGGTGACGTGGCCTCGGGAGATCAGCATCAGGAGCGCGAGGACGAGGCCGTTGACGGCCCCGACGACCCCTGGGCTGATGGAGAAGTGGAAGGTGGCCAGCAGGTCGACGGCGGCCACGACCAGGCCGGTGAAGGCGGTAGGTGCCAGCGGCCGGGTGAGGACGGCGGCCACGACGGCGAAGACAGCGGTGATGATCGCGGTGATGGCCCCGGCCTGGTCGGTCGTCAGACCGACGTTCAGGGTCACCACCACGGAGAGCACGGCGGATATGAAGGTGGTGATCAGGACAGGCTCGTTGCCCAGCGGCTTCATCGGGATCCTTCTCTCGGTTGGCAGCAGTATGACCCGAGTGTTTTCAAGATCTGTCCGCTAGCCGATGGCCCGGGAGGCAGCCTTGCTGCCGAGGCCGGACCGGCCGGTACCCCTGGAAGTGGTGTGCACCAGTTTCTGCCCCCAGGCGTTCCAGACGCTGTTGTGCACCAGGATCCCGTTGGCGAAGAACTCCGGAACTTCCTCCACCGTCAGGTCATAGACCGGCCGCCTTCCTACGGGCTCGGAGATGCGCTCCACAGGAGTTGGAGCAAGTCGCGGGCACGGGCCGGTACTTGCTCTGCATGAACCCGGCGCCGCAGACGGGGCATTCAGCAGGCACCCTGTACCGGTCAGCCCGGTCGGACATACGCCGGTTGCAGGCTCGGGAGCAGTGCCGCGACTCTCCGGCATGCCGGGTCGAGTAGGTCTTTCCGCAAGCCTCGCAGGCCGAAGTGCGGGCCTCCCGGTTCGCGTAGCTGGCAGTAGCCTGCTGGGAATGCCAGGTCCGGCCTTCGTCACTCCGGTGCCAGTCCACGGCGAGGCCCCGGATAGCGTCCAGGTGGGCCAGCCACTCGGCGCTTCCCCGGTCGAAGTCTCCGGGATGTATCCGGGAATGCTCAAGGCGGGTGACGCACTGGAGGTTGGACGGGTCGTTGTTGAGAGGATCGAAGTCGACGTGATGGATGACGCAGCCGCGAGGTACACCGCTCGCTCCGTGAGCCGCCTTCCACACCTCGGTATGGAGTTGACCGACGCCCCGAAGCCGTTTCCCGTCGGCGTAAGCGGTGTAGTAGACCCGGGCCGACCTGTGTCCAGATGCCGGATTCCGGCTGTAGGTGATGCCGTTGAAGACCACGGACTCCTTCTCGGATGCCATGCCCCCAGTCTATCGCCCCAGACTATGGCGTCCAGTCTTACGAACCCTTTGCCGAGCACCCAGACCCGATGGTTGGCCGTCCCGGTAAGGGGGCCCGCAGGGGTGTCCACGCGGATGACCTCCTCGCTGGAGGACGTCATCCAGGAGCGCAGAACGCGCCGCCAGCCCTGTCGCGTCATTACCTGGTCGTCCGTAGTCACCGCTTCGATCGGGACCGGCCCCCGGCGGGTGGTGACCAGGGTCCCCGCTACAAGGCAGGCGTCCAAGTGGTCCGGAGACCAGTCGAGTTCGGGGTACCAGGTGGTCATCTGATCTTCCAAAACTTCGAAGACGCCGGCATGCCTCCAATACCCCTGTGAGGTCAGAGCGCTGACAGGCTGCGCCCGGATCGCCTTGCCCCGGGTGGCCGTCACGATCCGGATGGGGATGTTCACCCCCATGGCCTCGGCGGCCGTCCGGAGAGTCGAGACGCACATGGCCCCGCCGTAGTTGGTCTCCACGAAGATCTCGTCCGCGTTCCAGTCCACGGCCGCACTGACCGCCTTCCGGCCCCACCCGTCCGGAGACAGGTGGCAGCTCCGGTCGTCCAGGACGAAGCCCTGGTGGCGGGCCCTGGACGGAGGGAGCGTCAGACCTTCCTCAACGGGCATCACCGGAGGCAGTAGCAACCTCTTCGACTTGCCTACCACGATGATCCCCTGCTCCCCGGCTCCACCTGACGGGTCTACTCCGATCGAGATGCGGCCGAGATCCGGGACCGACCCTGCGTCGATGCGGGCGGCATCAATCGTGGACCGCTTCCACAGGGCGTTCTCGTCCTCGTCAATCACCAGGCCCAGGAGTTCCTGCCGACCGAGTTGCGTCCCGCCGTACGCGTCCTCCAGTGCTTCCCTGATCGACAGCGGCAAGTGCGGGTTGTCGTACATGGACGCCCGCGTAACGACGGTGTCCCGGATGCCGTTCGCTGCCAGTTTCCGGATCAGGTCCCGGGGCTTGGGTGTGGTGGACCCGACCCAGTGCGGGTGCGGCCCGGCGCGCAAGCCGAACCTCATGTGGTCCCAGGCGTCCGCCAGGTACCGCCAGGCAGCTAGCTCCTCAGCCCAAACAGAGCACCGGTTCCCGCCAGAGCGGAGGCGCTCCACGTCATCGGCACTGTTGGCGCCGAACAGCTTGGCCTCGGAACCGTTCGGCCAGATCACGGTGAGCCCGCCGGGCCGCTGCACCATCCGGGCCGTCGGGTCGTGGGCGCGTATTCCGGACGGCCCTGCGAAGCAGGATGTGGCGGCATCGCCCAAGGTCGGCGCGATGATGCCGACCCAGTGCGGGACGGGGCCGGGCAGGCATGCGGGGCCCTTGACGTGCTCCACGATGTGGTTGGCGCAGACGTCCGTCTTCCCGGCACCGCGTCCGGCGAGCAGCAGCCAGCCGTACCAGTCCCCCGGCGGGGTCACCTGGTGCGGCAGCGGGGTCCAACGCGGCGAGCGCAGCTCGGCGACCCGCTGGGCCAGCAGGTCGGCCGCCTTGCGGGCGACTATCTCAGCGTCACCGGGCATGGGCCCATGATGCCCGTGGATCAGGCCTCGGCCTTCCGGCGGCGCTTCCGCTCGTGCCGGTGCCTGCCCTTCTCGGCCGCACTGATCTTCCGACGGGTGGCCGCTGACAGGTGGTGGTGGCTCTTGCTGCGCCGGGACTCCCGGGCCCGGCGCTTGCCCTTCTCTGCCAGACTGATCTTCCGGCGGGTGGCCGCAGACTCCCGGTGACCCCTGTGCGGGTGCCGCTTGCCTAGGCGCTCCGCCCGCTCCTTCGCCCGGGTCGCCAAGGACTGCTTGTGCCCCTTGTGCGGGTGCTTTCTGCCGAGGCGCTCGGCCCGCTCCTTGGCCCGGGTGGCCGCCGAGGCCTTGTGGCCGCGGTGCGGGTGGTGCCTGCCGCGCTCGGCCGCACTGATCTTCCGGCGGGTGGCCGCAGACTCCGGCCGCCTGGCACGCCGGGCGCGGTGCGGGCCATCAGGCAGGGTCCCCGGTATCGGATATGACCTCGCCATCGATCGCTGACAGCTTCGCCTGGGCAGCCTCCAGGGCGACCATCCGCTGCCTGGGGTCCAGGTTGATGGCACCGAGCCCGGCCAGGATCGCCTCCACCACGACGGTGGCCTCCAGGTCGGTGCGCTGCTCGAAAGCTATGGTCAGCGACGGAGAGGCGTCCAGGCCGTGGCGTTTGGAGTACCGCTCGCTGATCCGGCCGAGCCGGTCGATCGCCGCCATGTTGGGGCCGAAGTCACGGACCGGGTTTCCGTCGCGGTCCGTGACGACCTTTCCGCCCTGGATGAGCGGATGGCGGCCGGCGAGGATGGCGTACAGGGTGCGCCGCATACCGTCGTCGCGCTCGTCCTCGATCTGGCGCAGCATCTCGACACTCTCGGCGAGTTCGGCGCGGTGCTGCGCCAGGGCCCGGGATATGTCCATGTACGCGGCGGCTTTGTCACCGTGGTAGTGCTCCGCCATCTGGTCGGCGATCTGCTGGTAGGTGAAGCCGCTGCGCTTCAGCTCGATGGCCTTGGTCCGCCGTGCCGCCAGGTGCGCCTGGTCTCCGGTGCCCATGGGGAACCTCCTGGTCGGGGTCGCCCTTAGTGTAGGAGCGACCGCGCGGACGGAAGGACGCTGATGGGGATCTACGGTGCCGACTGGGCCGACTACCAGTCCGCCAGGCCCTCGACCGCCGGACTGGCCTACGGCTTCACGAAGGTCAGTGAGGGCCTGGGCTACGTCAACCCGGAATGGGCCTCGCAGTACCGCACCGCCGTAGCGGCGGGACTCGTGCCGGGGAAGTACCACTATCCCCACATGGCCAACGCGGCCTCGGCCGAAGTCGACTACTTCCTGGCGCACGCCGACGTGCGGCCCGGTGACCTACTGGCTCTGGACTGGGAGGGCAACGGCCCCGGCGAGGCCAACGCCGGGCTGCCGGACTCACAGCTGGCCGCCTTCAAGGACGACTGGCTGGCCGAAGCCAAGGCCCGCTGCCCGGAGAACCCGGTGGGCCTGTACTGCGACAAGTCCTTCTGGCTGGACATCGATACGACGTCCTACTGCCAGGACTTCCTGTGGATCGCCACCGCCGGCGTGGCCGCCGGCGAGCCCGGCATCCAGTACCCCTGGCTGTTCCACCAGTACGGCACCGCCGCCGG